TTGATGACATTAGGGAGTGGGATGGTTCCATGGAAGATGCCATGAACGCCTATGTCGATTTAAGACGTTCTCAGGGAAGGCGCCCATTTATTGATGCACCACACTTTGAGCTCATGGTATAAAATTGGTGTTGTATTATTGCACTATATTTTTTTATACATTTTTTTGCTTGACAAAAAGAAAAGAATAGTGTATAAATAAACTTGTAATTGTTGATACGATTCAACATGCATACTGGACTTGGGGGCAGTACCCAACGCCTCCACCATAAACACACTGCTTTGAACTAGAAGTGGCAAGGCTACGAATAAACTAAGTTACCTCCAACGAGGTTACGCAGAGGAAGATACTGCAAGTAGTGTGTTTATGATGGGGGCGAAATAGGATCGACAGGTGTGTAGAGATGAGAGTAGATTACCGTGTTGACCTACGATATTCGGTCAAACAAAACTAAACGCAAACGATAACTTTGCACCTGAGTTTGCTCTAGCAGCATGATCAGCGGGGTATGGGTTCCACCTTGTTACTAAACGGGCCCACAGTCATAGTAAAAGGATTTAATAAATGACAAAGTTTTTTTTCGGAGCCGCTTCGGCGGTTTTTTTATGTTCGTCTGCAATGGCAGAAGGCAATAGAGGTTATGTAGAAGGACAAATTGAGTACAGTGTAGAAAATGAAAATTTCACATCTGAATTAGGATATACAATGGCACTTCCACAAGGATTTGTTTTGCGTCCATGGGCAGACTTCTCATATGATTCTAATGTAGCATCAGATATAATTAATTTTGATGGTGTTAACTTGGGTGTTTCATATGCAATGTCTCCACAACTTTCACTTTTCAGTAATATTGAAGCGAGCGAAAAGCTTGAATATGAAGATGCAAAAGTGGGACTTAGTTTTTCATTCTAATTTTTGTACTATATAATAAAGGTGGCAACTTCCTATAAAGTTGCTATTTAAAATAGCAACGTTATAAAGTTGCTATTTACACACATCACACAGAAGAGGATAAATAAGATGAGTAATAAAAATCCATTTGAAATTAGACTAGAAGTTTTAAAAATGGCAAAAGAAATGTCTGAACAAAGTTACCATGTGGCAATGGATACCTATTGGCAAACTTTGAATGCGACTGCAGAGACATGGAATAAAAGTGTTGAGGAATTAGTTCAACATACACAACACATGAAACCAGAAATGCCAGTTCCCAAAGACATTATGAAAAAGGCTCAAGAGTTGTATACTTTTATTTCAACTAAAGAGTAAATTTGGTGGGGGGTGCAATGCCCCCCCATTTTTTAAAAATGCGTGAAACGCAATATTGTAGAGATGGTTAGAGATATATAATGATAAGAGGCAATTATAATGAGAGAGCAGATTTATTCAGTTCACTTGCAAGATGAAATGCCTCGCATTGGTTCTGGGAGAAGGACTATTGTGGTTAAAGTAGGTCGTAAATGGGTTTACGTTAGAAACAATACAACCGATCCTTCATCGTTTAGAAAATGTAAAATTAAACTTAACCAATGGAATACTATTGTGAAAAATAAATTCACGCAAGAACACATTATGGAGAATTAATAATATTATGCCGAGATATGATTTTAAATGTACAGATTGTGATCATGAATTTGAAATTTGGTGTCGTATTGCTGAAAGAGAAGAACATTTAAATGGCTCTTGTCCAAACTGTCAAATCGAAGGAAAAATCCAACAATTTCTTACTGGCGCTCCAAGTATTGGGGATTCTATTCGCTTGGGCAGACAAAAAGTTCCACAATCATTTAAGGAGAATGTTTTAGATAAAGTGGCCAAAATGCCTGGTGCAGTAAAAACAGAGTCTAAATTTAATATGTAATTTTTCACTGTAGATTCCAACTTTCAAAGGAGTCTCATTCGTGAGTAGAAAAGCTAGGAAGACAAAATCAAACAGTAATAGTAGATTAATAGGGATTGACGCACGAACACAACTTAAAAAAATTACACCAATAACACCGGCACAAGAAGAAGTATTTGATGCCTTTTATGAAGATCATTTATTTCTTCATGGAGTTGCAGGGACAGGAAAAACATACATTTCTTTATACCTTGCACTAGATGAATTAATGGATAAATCTTCTGGTTATAGAGAGATACAAATTATCAGAAGTGTTGTTCCGACAAGGGATATGGGTTTCTTGCCCGGCTCGGAAAAACAAAAAATGCAATCATACGAAACCCCATACAAAACTATAGTAAACGAATTATTTGAATGTGGAAATGCATACGAAAGTTTACGAAAAACTTCCCTTATAAATTTCAACTCGACATCTTACATAAGAGGTACGACCTTTTATGATAGCATAATTATTGTCGATGAATGTCAGAACATGAATTTTCATGAACTGGATTCTGTCATAACTAGAATAGGAGATAATTGTAAAATAATTTTTTGTGGAGACTTTAGACAGTCCGACTTTAGATGGAAATCTGAAAAAGATGGAATACTGGATTTTATAAAAATCATAAAAAGTATGGATCGTTTTTCTTTTATTGAGTTTATGCAACAAGATATCGTTAGAAGTCCTTTAGTGAAATCCTACATAATCAATAAACTAGAATTGGGTTTTGCCTAAGGAGGCCTCAAATGAAAAACATAATCGAAGCAAAAGATATTTTTTCAGCAAAAGTAAAATCTAAAAGTAACAACTTAGAGGATATAAAGTCGTTTATTAACTTAGGTGGTATGGACGAAGATTATGATGTTTCTATTGGAATGACAAATGAACTCCTTGACGAATTTGTTTACATTATGGCAGATGAGTATGGTTTTGACCTAAGCAATAAAGTTCTTGTTGATGATTTAAGTTTCTTGGGAGTTGTATTGCAAGCCGTCATGGACAGACATTATGGTATTGAAAATGCATTTATACAGAATATCGATGAGGCAATAGAAGAAATTAAGTCAAGACCAGAAGTTGAAGAAATTTTATAAAACTGCTTGACATGTCGAAGGATATTTGATATACTTTAACAAATTTGGAGTACTTTATGTTTAATCATGTTGAATTGGATTTGCCTGAATTTTCACTTAGAAGTGAAACCCTTAAGTCTGGTACTAGATATTACCACGATGAAAATGGCAACAAATATCCTTCGATAACAACCGTCATATCACATTTTTCTAAAAAGTCCATTATGGAGTGGAGAAGGCGTGTAGGCGAAAAAGAAGCGAATAAAATCACTACCCAGGCTGCAAGAAGAGGAACTTCTGTACATCAGTTGTGTGAAGATTATATAAATAACATAGAAATAGATTATAATAAACTCATGCCGAATGATACAGAGATGTTTCTTACATTGAAAGAAACTCTTGATACTAGATTGAATGATGTATATGTTCAAGAGTGGCCAATGTATTCTGAACATCTAGGAATTGCAGGAAAATGTGATTGTATTGCATATTTTGATGGTAAACTTTCTATTATTGATTTTAAAACATCAAGAAAGTCAATGCATCCAAATAAATTGGAGAACTACTTCAGACAAGCATCTGGTTATGCTGTTATGTTTGAAGAGAGGACAAAAATTCCTATAAATAATCTAGTAATCATTGCGGCTATTGATGACCAGAAAGATGCTGGAGTTTATACTTCTAAGCGTGATAGTCATATCGATGGGTTGATAGAAATGATAACAGAATATAAAGCACAATTGTAGGAAATAAAAAACATGGTTCAATATCTAAAAAGTAGTGCAAAAAGATATGTAGGTGTCCCTGATTATTTGGGAGTGATGTATGACTATAACACACGAACAAGGGCCGGACACTTGTTTGTCGGTGGATTTAAAAGAAAGCCGGGCATTCGTCCTAGTGATGTTGTACTATTTGATGGAAACATACTTATGCCCGCCACCAACAACTATAGAGAAAAAGTCTTTTCAGTAAATCCTGCCACTACTATTAAATTTGAATATCAAAAAACGAATTCTTCAGATCAAGTTAAATGTGGTATAGTTCCATTGGATGAACCAGAGATTGGCGAAAGTATTAGTACTGCAAATAATTCTACTCACATATATCAAAACAATACAGCACAAGAACAATCTATAAAAATATATTGTAATTATAAAACAGCAGTAGATTCTAAGTTGAGATTTAAAATCACTGAAGTAATCTCTGATATTACTCCTGTTCGTAGTACAGAACTTTACACTAAAGGTAATTTATGTCCAGGCGCTCCACTTGGATGGCAAAGACTTTTAAGATGGGATATTGATAAGATTCCAACTGTAGGATTCTCTTTGTCAGTGGGTAAGGAACTTGGAGAGAATGAGTTTATTTTTAGAGACTTTATAAATTCACAAAATAGTTATTTTAAAATTCTGCCCAATTATTTTTCAAAGCAGGGGTCTAAGGTAGACTGCAGGGCGGATATTACTTTCGAAACGGAAGATGTACGGGCCATGAATTTAGACCCAGTGGCACAGGTTGAAATCACAAGTATTATAGGGAGAATGTGATATGATAAATTGGATTAAAGCTAGATTGACAGAAAGAACATCATGGGATGGTGGCGCACTTATTGCGATGGGTGTTGTTGCACTACTCTTTGATGGTTTGATTACATGGGCTGCATATGCAGCAATTGTTTATGGTCTTTGGACTATCTGGAAATCAGAATAATCTATTGACAAGTCATACGTTACAGTGTATTATATGCTGTAACGTATATTTAAGGAGTATTTATATAGAATGTTGAAACTTAAGAGTTCGAAAGAATTTAGTGATGAAATAGAAAAACAAGTTTCTAAATTAAACAGTTCGTACATCGATACAATCACATACTACTGTGAAAAAAATAATTTGGAAATAGAAAATGTAGTTTCTTTGTTGAGTCCTTTCATAAAAGAAAAAATTAAATACGAGGCAGAAGGACTGAACATGGTTCGGAAGTCTACCGAACAATTGCCTCTATGATTACCATGTCTGGGAAGAAGATAGATGACTTTGAGGCGTTTAAAATTTATCTTGCAATGAAAAGTCATTTTAATAGTGAGTATGATTTTATAAAGTACAAAGGGAAGGTTTCGCCGAAGAAAGAAACCTACCATAATAGGAGAGACAGAAGAACTTTTGAAGAACTTTCGAGAAGGTTTGATAAAAAGAGTTTGGAAGAGTTTTTACTTGCCTTGTTCTTGAATGTAACAGAAAATGGTAATCTTGCAATTTCTCGTAATGAGTTTATGTGGACAGGAAATCTTTTAGATAAAGAATCCTATGATACATATAAAAATTGGAAAAAAAGAATTCAAAGTATAAAGTATACTTTTACTAATGATTGTCATGTGTTGTTTACAAGGGCGTCTGAGGAAAATCTGGAGTTCAATTCCATATTTAAATCTATTGACAATGACTACCCATTTATTGTATTCTTAGAAAAACGTGGAGAACTTTCATTAGAAACGTTAATTATCTTTGAAAAGATTTTTGCTTTCGTAGATAAGGTCAAAATAAATGATACAACTTATTGGCCTATATACACTAAGAAAGTAAAAGACTATATGTCTTTCTTAGACATAGATGTTGATTATTATGTTAATGTTCTTAGGGACATATTGATTGATGATTATTATGAAGATTATGGTCAATTAATTAAAAAAACTAGTTGACAATGTTTGGATAATATAGTATATTAGTAAAATACAAAACGCATATAACGATATAACGTATAAAGGAGAAAATTTATGTCTTTTGCAAACCTTAAAAAAGGTCGATCTAACTTTGCCCGTCTTGCGGAAGAGTTGGAAAAAACCCAATCCCCACAACAAACCACATCGAATATCGATGATCGATTTTGGAAACCAACTATTGGTAAGGATGGTAACAGTTATGCTGTAATTCGTTTCCTTCCCCCTACAGATGGTGAAGATATTCCTTGGGTTCGTGTATTTAATCATGGATTTAAAGGCCCAGGCGGTTGGTTGATTGATAACTGTCTTACTACAATCAACAAACAGTGTCCTGTTTGTGAGTCTAATACTGAACTATGGAATACTGGTTCACAAGACAATCAAAACCTTGCTCGTGACCGTAAACGTAAACTCAAGTTCCTTTCGAACATTTATGTTGTAAAAGATCCTGCAAACCCAGATAATGAAGGAAAAGTTTTTCTTTACTCATATGGTAAGAAAATCTTTGACAAGTTGAACGAGTCAATGAATCCTCATTTTGAAGATGAGGCTCGTTACAACCCATTTGATTTTTGGGATGGTGCAAACTTCAAACTGAAGTATCGTACTGTTGATGGTTATGGTAATTATGATAAGTCTGAATTCGATTCTCAAGCACCACTTGCAGATGATGATTCAGAATTGGAAACAATCTATAATCAACTATATTCATTGGAAGAGTTTGTAAGTGAAGAGAAGTTCAAGTCTTACGAACAACTCAAGGAACGTCTTGATCGTGTTCTTGGAGTTCAACAGTCTGCAGTTTCAGTAGAAACAGATTTTGCTTCTGATGATTCTTCATACTACGCTGAACCTACTCAGACTAAATCTGCGCCTGCGCCAGAACCAAAGTCTGTAACTTATAATGAAGACGAGGAAGATGATTCAATCTCTTACTTTGAACGTCTTGCAGATGAAAGTTAAACAGTTGGTGGCACTGAAGTGTTAGTGTAAGACACAACACAGAGTCCATACAGGTAATAGAAGGTATACAACATACTCGACCGCCATCTATTATCGCATACAAAGAACTGAGTGTGGGGAATGGGCAGGGAGAAATCCTTGCCCTTTTTTTTGTCTTAGATATGTTTGGATTGCATAACGAAATTGCGAAAATGACATGGGGATTTTCTGCACTTGCGAAATAAATATTTGTGTCAGAATCACTGACATTTCACACATATCATACACAGGAGAATTGGATGACACAATTAGTATTAACAGCATCAGACTGGTTAAATATTACCCCATTTGTAGATTTTATTCATGATTTACAAAAAAGAATGAAATTGAAAAAACTTCAAAAAGAAACTATAAAAGAATTAAGTTCACTGTCCGATAGAGATTTGAATGATATTGGGATTGCAAGATCGCAGATAAAATCTATTGCAATGGAATTGGATTTAAAAGATGTTTAAGAAAATTTTAGAAACTTTTGAGAACATTGGAAGAGCAAGAGCTGCACATGTTCTTGTACAACAAGGTTTATACGAAGAAGCAAAAAGAATTATGTGTAGGGACTAAAAGGTTCCTACCATGCACCCACTAAAGATAACTTAGCATCCCTTACAGCACCATCAGTATGTCTTACTTCTGGTTTTTGTTTAGGCATAATCGTTGAATTGTTTGTTACATTATTCACGGTGTTTTGTTGTGGTGCATTTATAATATTCGCAGCCTGTTTCGCTTCTGATGTAGATTTGTCCATAGCAACACTATCCATCATATTAGACGCTTCTAATTTTCTATTAGGAATGTCACTTGAGGTGGATTCTGTTTGCAATTTCTGCTGTCCTTGCAGTGTCTTTGATTCTAACCCCATCGGATTGTTGATATCATTTAGATCGCCAGCGGCCGAGATATTTAATTTATCTAACTCGGCTTGTAGTTTTTCTATTTCTGTAGCATCTTTTTCTATACCTTTTTTATCTCTACCAAAGTAGACGTTTTCGCCACCTTCACTTCTTGCGATTCTATCTTTTGCATCTGCAATTTTTGTCTGTAGGTCTGCTTTCTTATCTTCTGTAGAAATCTCAGGGGTTGTTGCGCCCTCTTTTCCATCAATCACACCCATATCCTTCGCCATGAGTCCAGCATCAATCGCTGTTGACGCAGCAGTACCAAGGCCTGGTATTGTACCAGCAAGTCCAGAAAGTACCTCTAGGCCTGCGCCAGAGAAGTCTCCACTAAATGCTCTTTGAGCACCAAATCCCAATCCTGCAAGTAAACCAACGCCAGGGATTTTTTTCAATAAAGATTTCCCAAGTCCCTTACCAACAGTTTTGGTGGCGGCCTTTCCAGTTACTTTAGATGTAAGTCCACTTATCTTCGCACCAACTCCTTTTACTGGTGCTGAAATATTTGACATTTTTGGAAGTTTATCTGCTATTGCACTACCAACACCTTTTATTTTATCAGGCATCGAAGGTATTGCATTTTTTACATTACTTGCGACACTACTTGCGACACTCGCTGTTTTTGCTGCTCCAGTTGCAGCAAGTCCCGCTACTGCTCCCCCACCAAGTTTCAGTGC